AAATATAAATAAACTTAGTATATTTACATCATCGTGGATTCTGAACAATTGATTACTAAAGTGTTGGACGATGCTCCTGCACATGAAATAACTGATGCTATCAAAGATCTTCTATATGCAAAGTCTGCACAGAAGGTTGAGACTGAAAGGCCTGCAGCTGTTGCAGATCTGTTCAAAAGCGATGAAATGGAACCCGAAGAACCAACTGTAGCCCAAGAAGAGGAACCAGAAAATGAGGATTAAAGTATTAGCAGCTGAAGGAAATTTGTCTTCTGCATCTAATGTTGGTACAGCTACTGTGGTGAGATTATTCAATAATCACTCTGCAGCATTATTAATTACCAGAAAATTAGCTGGTGGTACAACTGTTGGTAGTATTACTGTCAATACTAAAGAGTCTGTTATTCTTGAAAAAGATGCTACAGATACACTTACTGCTGCATCTAATGGCGGAAGTGTCTTAGTTACACAAGTCGCTTACGGAAATTAAAGACAATGAAACTTATCAGAGAAGAAATAGAAAATGTAGAGGTTATCGTCGAAGAACGTGGCGGTAAAAAGAACCTTTACATAGAAGGGGTTTTCCTTCAAGGTGACATTAAAAATCGTAATGGTAGAATGTATCCTTCTAATACTCTCGGTAGAGAGGTAGCTAGATACAATGAAGCCTTTGTGAATAAAGGTCGTGCTTTAGGAGAATTGGGACATCCTGATGGCCCTACTGTTAATCTCGATAGAGTTTCACATAAGATCATGTCCTTAAGACAGGAAGGATCTAACTTTATTGGTCGTGCTAAAGTTTTGAATACACCTATGGGTAATATTGCCAAGAATCTTCTTGATGAAGGAGTTAAACTTGGTGTTTCTTCTCGTGGTGTTGGTTCAGTTAGTATGAACAATGAAGGTGTTAACGTTGTAGGTGAAGACTTCATGTTAGCAACCGCAGCTGATATAGTTGCAGACCCCTCAGCTCCTGATGCTTTTGTCGATGGCATCATGGAAGGAAAGGATTGGATCTGGGATGGTGGTGTTCTCCGTGAAAAATTCGCAGAGAAGACATACAAACAGATCAACACCCTTGCAAGTTCACGTGAACTTCAAGAAAATAAACTAAGATTATTCCAAGACTTCTTAGGAAATCTTTAATTTAAAAGTTTTCTAAATAAGTATAGATTACATCTAATATAGCCGTAAAATCGGAGAGCAAAAACAATGTCCGTTGGAAAAGATTTACAAGAAATGGAAGTAGGCACTGTGCAATCCAAGACTGCCGTTAACGCTAACGCAAAGCCAGGGATGCAGATAGATACTTCTATCAGTGCTGGATCCTATGAAGATCTTGGCGGGCCTGACCCATCTAACTATAAACCTGATGATGATTCAGCCAAATTAAAGACTGGAGCGTCAACAGTTGCACAAGTTAAAGACGTTGTGAACAAAGGTGCAAAGTCTGCCGTTAAGAGTGGCGACGTTAAGCCTGAGGAAGTACAACCAGATGAGAGTAAAGAAGTCGTATCAGAAGAAGAGACAGTAACTGAAGAACCAGTTGTTGAAACTCCTGAACTCAATGTTGAGGAAGATATGACCGCATTGTTCTCTGGAGAAGAACTCAGTGAAGAGTTCCAAGACAAAGCAAGAACTATCTTTGAAGCTGCAATCAATTCACGTGTTGCATCTATCGCAGAAGATCTTAAGAAAGAAAACGAGGAGAAGATTAGCGAGGAGATCGAATCCGTTAAATCTAAACTCGTAGAAAGAGTTGATTCTTACCTTGAGTACGTAGCAGATGAATGGCTCAAGCAGAATACACTTGCTGTTGAACATGGATTAAAGTCTGAGATGACTGAATCCTTCCTCAGTGGCATGAGAAAGCTTTTTGAAGAACATTATGTATCAATCCCTGAAGATAAATATGATGTCGTCGAGAATATGGTCACTAAACTTGATGAAATGGAGACCAAACTCAATGAGCAAATTGAGAGAAACGTAGGACTAAACAAGAGACTCGCTGAGTCTACTGCAGACGGAATCGTATCTCAAGTGGCTGAAGGCCTTGCCTTAAGTCAGAAAGAGAAGCTCACAACACTCGCTGAAAGTGTTGAGTTTGAAAGTGAAGAATCATATCGTGAAAAACTGGAGACTCTAAAGGAGTCATACTTTGGACAGAGTGTTCAGAAAGAGACCTCAGAACAAGTACTCAATGAAGAAGCACAAGCACAAGATTACACTGGTGCAATGGCTCAATACATGAGTGTCTTGAACACGGTCAAGAAGTGAATTTAACATTATTAATCAAATACTAACTTCCTTTAATACTTACAGGTAAAGCAAATGTTCAATTCGGAACAGTTGCAGGAAAAGTGGAAGCCGTTACTAGAACATGAAGGACTTGATTCAATCAAGGATCCTCATCGTAAAGCGACTACTGCAGTCCTGCTAGAGAACCAAGAAAGATTCCTCAGAGAGGAAAGAGAATTTAATACAAACGGTACACCAGGTCAACTTCAAGAAATCACTAACGCAGGTAATGCTGCTGGTGCTTCTGGTGGATTCAGTGGTGGTGCAACTGCTGCTGGCCCAACTGCAGGTTTCGACCCAGTACTTATTAGTCTTATCCGTCGTTCAATGCCTAACCTTTTGGCATACGACATTTGTGGCGTACAACCAATGAACGGGCCAACTGGTCTGATCTTTGCAATGCGTTCACGCTATACCAACCAGTCTGGAACAGAAACATTCTACAACGAAGTAGATTCTGCATTCTCTGGACAAGATAAGAATCAAGACCTAACGGCTGGATTCACATCTACTAACGCTGGTTTCGGTACAGATGAACAGCAAGGTACTAACCCATCCGTACTTGGATCTGGAGATGTTGCTCAGGCACTATACTCCACTGGTCAAGGTATGGCTACAGGAGATGCTGAAGCTCTTGACGGTACAGGCAACAATGCCTTCCGTGAGATGGCATTCTCAATCGAGAAAGTAACAGTTACTGCGAAATCTCGTGCGTTAAAAGCTGAGTATTCATTAGAACTTGCTCAAGACCTTAAGGCAATCCACGGATTGAACGCTGAGGCTGAGTTAGCAAACATTCTTTCTACTGAAATACTTGCTGAAATCAACAGAGAAGTTGTTCGTACAATCTACAAGGTTGCTGAGTCTGGTGCTCAGGCAAACACAACAACTGCTGGAACATTCGACCTAGATACAGACAGTAATGGTCGTTGGTCTGTTGAGAAGTTCAAAGGACTTCTATTCCAGATAGAAAGAGATGCAAACGCTGTTGCACAAAGAACTCGTCGTGGAAAGGGTAACATTATTGTTACTTCTGCTGACGTTGCTTCTGCACTAACAATGGCTGGTGTACTTGATTACACACCTGCACTTAACGCTAACTTGAACGTTGATGACACTGGTAATACATTTGCTGGTACAATCAATGGTAAGTATCGTGTATACATCGATCCTTATGCTGCTTCAGGTGGTGGTGAGGCGAACCACTTCTACGTTGTAGGATACAAAGGTTCTTCACCTTACGATGCAGGACTGTTCTATTGCCCATACGTTCCACTACAGATGGTTCGTGCCGTTGGGGAGAACTCCTTCCAGCCTAAGATCGGCTTCAAGACCAGATATGGTATGGTTGCCAACCCATTTGCTGAAGGTGCTACTCAAGGACTTGGTGCTCTTACACAGAACGCTAACCGTTATTACAGAAGAGTTAAAGTTACTAACCTCATGTAAAAAGAAAGGATATAATTCCTTTATTCAAAAGACCTCCTTCGGGGGGTCTTTTTTTATACCTAACTAAATAGTAGAAAATAGTGTATAATGGCCGTAAATCCAGCCTTGAAACAGGTATCGAATAGAAATTTTCTTTCTCCTGTAGGGTTCAAATTAAAAATTAATAAATGTCCAAAGGTGGATTTTTTGGCAGTTCAGGCTAATTTGCCTGGAATTACTTTAGGTACTGCCTTACAACCAAATCCATATAAGGATATTGAACTTCCTGGTGAAAAATTAGTTTATGATGATTTCCGTGTTTCCTTTATCGTTGATGAGGAAATGGAAAATTATAATCAAATTTATAAATGGATGATTGGTTTAGGTTATCCAAATAGTCAAAGAGACTTTACGGATATGAGATTAGAGGATCCATATTATTCAGAAATGGGTGATAAGGAAAATCCAAATGCAGAATTTTCTGATGGTACTCTTCAAATTTTAAACAGTAACCTAAGACCTCAAGCATACGTTAAATTAGAAACAATGTTTCCTGTTAGTTTATCAAGTCTTGACTTTGATGCAACTAATACAGACATTAATTATTTTACAGCTCAAGTATTATTTAAATACAAAATTTTTCAATTATTAGATAAAAACTTCAAAGAAATATGAACCTTGAGACAATTCAGGGTATGTGGGAAAAAGATTCCCATATTGATCCTGATGAATTGCACACCTCTTCTTTAGTGGTGCCTACATTACATGCTAAATATTATCAACTTTTTAATGATCTAAGACTTCTTAGAACAAAATGTAAAAAGATATATCAAAAAGTTTTGCAGGAGAGATACTTATATTATTCTGGTAAAGCTGAACCAGAGGTATATGAGAAAGAACCATTTCCATATAAAGTAAGAGAAAAGGATGCAATACAAAGATACCTAGATTCTGATCAAAGATTATCAGATGCCGAATTAAAGGTAGAGTATTATAATACCATGATAGATTATCTGGAAAGTATTATAAAGACTATTCAGAATAGAACTTTTCAAATTAAAAATGCAATTGAGTGGCAAAAGTTTATCAGAGGTTATGATTGATGGAATCTAATTACATAAGAGTATATGACAAGGTATTCTCACCAACTTTGTGTAAAAGTTTAATAGAAACTTATGAAAAATTGTGGAGAGAACAAGAAGAACAAATAAAAAAAATGAGTCTTTGTTATACAGAAGATGGTACTAAGACTTGTGGTGCATGTGATTGCCAAAGATTAGATATAATGAGACATCATGAATTTCAAGAACCATTTAAAATTATTCTTAG